AACGAGCTTGTGTACGAGTCATACTATCGTTTGGCTCAAACAAGAATGGACGAACCGCTACTGCTAGACGATCACGTAGGTAACACACTAGACGAGAAACGTTAGTTCTGTCAAGAGCGCTCTGACTAGCGAAGGTATTCTTGTTACCGAAGTTCAACAAACCTAGGTTATTGAAGAAAGCGATAGGGTTGATGTAGTTCGTGTATTCAATGTCACGAAGAGCAACACGGTTCTGAGTAGTCTGAACTTCACCAGTAGCGGCATTAATGTAACCAATGTTTGTAGCATTGTCAATAACGCCTCTACGCTGACCAGCTGGAGCAAACCATGGGTAAGCAACGCTGTCATTGTGTAGCATAGTACGAAGAATCATGTGACTTGCCGGAACAACAACTTCAGTGCCAGTTAGGTCAGTAGTAATACCACTTGGGTAGTAAACACCTAGATATGTGTCACGGGTTACCAAGCCATCTTCGCCTGAACTTGCAGCACCCTTGCTATTTGTTGCCCATGCTGTAATATCATTAGCGTCAGCGGCTAGGCGTAGTGGTGAATCACCGATGATGTAACTGGTGTTATTACGATCATTGTTTAGGGCTACCATGTTAGGCTGTAGTTCTGGATATCCTGGGCAAACAATCAAGTTGAAGAATGTTTGATCTTCACGTAGATCGGAAGTTGTATCAATACAAACCTTCAATGCCTGAACGACCATAGCACGTTGAGCTTTACGGCCCATGTAGGCGGCGCCATTTGACTTATTTCCACTCACTGTTACCCAAGCACTGGTTTGTGTAGGTAGAGCAGCATCGGCGAAATCTGTGCCGTTGAAATAATTAGAACGGAATTCTTTGACTACATAACCACTACGACGAGTGTTGAATAGTAGGGTACCTGATGGATACTCACTAGGACTTGGAGCGTCTAGGTCAGTATATGCTTCGCCACTTACAGCGGCAGGAGCGATGTTTGTCAACAAACTATCAATTGTTGGGACCGTGTCATTTACAGGATCAACTGAACCTGAACCACCCCAACGAGCGTCAGCAAATAGAACACCGTTTTCGGTTGTTTGATCTGTAGTATCCAATAGAACCCACTGATCAACTCCGCCGACTTGTTGCCAACGACTGATAACAGGGTAGTTCTCTAGATCACCAGTGTCAATCCATAGATCACCATAAACTAGTGGAGTGCCGTCAACTTGTAGAGATGGCATTGAAGCAGATGTGATTGGGCCAGTTGGATTGTTACCTAGGTTAGCACCAGCAGTTGGTAAACCATCAATGTCATATCCTTTGTTGTTATAACTGTACCACTTACCGCCGTAGTTTGTTAAGATATCAACTTGATTTGCTACTGAGTGGAACCACTTTGTGCCAGTTGCTGGCTCATTGACTGGAGTTATGGAGTCAGCGATGTAATCCATGACTTCCCAGTTACTCATCTGTAGAGTGTATCGTGGGGTGGCAGTGCCAGAAATCAATGTGATATTTGTTGGTGCGCCTGTAGCATCAATAGTGTCAACACGAAGTTGATAGATTGTACCCGTGAGTATGGATGCCACACTAACTACGTCACCAATCTTATAACCAGTTGGTGCTGGGACCAAACCAGTAGGAATAGTGAAATACGCTGTTGTTCCTAGTGTGTACAAGTTTAGTTTGAGGTTGATACCAGCGCCCAAGCCAACGTTAGTAGGAGTCAAGTATGCTGGCGCAGCAGTATCAGCGTATGTTTCGTAAACGCCTTTTAGCGGGCCAAGTTTCACGCCGAGCGTACCAGTTAGAGTTGCTGGATCGTACACAGAGAAACCAGCGGCGACTACTGGACTAGCTAATGGTGATTGAGCGTAAACACTTGCTGAATCGTCAAGAATGATGACTCCGCCTTCAGTGTGAGTTATCACAATAGAACCAGTAGCATCAATAACGGCAGTCGTGTAAGGAATCTTGGCATCAGTCCATGAGACGATGAAAGCATCTGCGGTACTACCAATCATCGTCACCGTGTATGGGCCGTCTAGTGTAGCGCTGCCAGGTAGGCTGACGCTCACATTGAACATTGCCGTAGGAACGAATGGGCCAGGAGTGGTTGAACCAATGAAGACGCTTGGACCCCTAGCGGCGCGAGTGAACAATTGAATTGGTGAATTCAGTCCGTAGCTGTTACTAGCTTGAGCATAAACAGTATTCAATGGAATTGACTTGCCACCACTAGCGTCTAGAGCGGCATTAACTGCCCAGTCACTCTCGGCAACACGAACTGTCTTATTTGTCCAAGAAGCTGTGGAAGCGCTGTATTGGCTAACAGACAAACTTACACCAGCATTTACATTGTTGGACTTGATCCACACTGAACCTGTAGGGCTAGGTGTAGCGTCTGTAGTTCTCCATAGAGGTTGCTGGGCATTTGTGCCGTAGACAAAAGAAGGCGCTGAGTATGTACCAACAGTGAGACCCAAGCTAGAAAGAGTGAGTGCTGTACTTGAAGGAGCAATAGTGAATTTGGTGACACTACCGTCAGCATTAGTTCCAGTAGCATAAATTGCCAAACGACCATCAACGGCATCAGCATAGACATTTGGAATAGCGCCGGATATTGGTAGTGTATTGATCGCGGCGACAGCATCGTCGAGTCCGCTAGTATTCGCTGTTAGGGTTGTCAAATCAGCAACAACGCCAACTTGAGCAGTGGCAGTTACAGAGCCATATGCCAGGCTTAGTGCCATAGCAGACGGTGCCTGGGCCAATTGATAGTATCCAACACCGCCAGTTGATGCTCCTAGAAAGGCAGAGATGTATACACCGGCAGGGATTGATGTGGTTGGCGTTGTTCCTGGAGGAACTATACCAACTCCGGTAATGAATGATCCTACACTCAATGTTCCGCCTGTGATTGATGTTACGGTCAATACATCGCCTGGGTTAGCGGAGTTGTATGTGCCTGGGATCGCGTTGTTATCAATGAAGCCTGTTATTGACTGAACTTCAGTACTGGTAGAGAAAACAATCACGCCAGGACTGACTGGAGAACCAGAACTTGTTAGGGTAGGAGCAATTGGAGCAACTGTACCTTGAAGAGCAGGAATACTCTTTTGCCAATCAGTACTACCAACTCTTACCCATGTATTGTATAGTGGGTTAGTGGTGCCTGATAGACCAGCACCTGCCTTGTACCAATATGTTTGATAGGTATCAACTTGACCATATGTTGTAGTCAAGTTGATAGCGTAGTCGCCGATATTACCGATAGTATCTTTAGGCACGCCGGTAGCGACACCGCCAAACAGATCATCAGTACTTGTGATGGTCGCAACAGGCACTTTATTAGTGAATGTACCAGTTGTACGGTTGAATTCAAAAATACCCCATGTGCTGGAAAGAGTATTCAACCAATATTGACCGTCATCTGGAGCAGCGGAAGGACGGCCGGTTCTACCGACTAATCCTGCCAAGTCAATGTCAGCACGGATTACATATGCTAGATTACTACTACCTAGAGTACTGTATGCTGCCAATAGACCGTATTCGTTTAGCTCATAACCATGAATAGGTGTTCCATTATTGGTTTTGTAGAAGAATGGGTTACCAAAATAGGTAACCAAATCTCTCTGACTTGTGATTTGATATAGTTTGTTAGCGTTAGCAGATGTAGTGCCTACAGCAATGCCTGTTCCGGCGGCGTTAGCTTTGTTACTAGCCGTAGCTAGTACAATTAGCGGCACTGAATTTGGGGCGGCTGGTAGGTACTGACTTTCATCAATGATCGTTACTTGTGTACCTGGTGAGTTTAGGGCCATTTTCTTTTCCTTTTTCTAAATATTGTGAGTGTTGTTCACTACAGTTATTTATCATATAAGTAAAAAAATAGCGATAAATTTGACCCCTATGGTCAGTCTAGAACTTGGTTGATCTTATCGTATAATTGAAGAAGATCGCCGTTGTTGTCAATTTGATGATCGTATTCTAGTCCCACTGAACTGTATTCACTAGCGTGAATACCAGAATCTCTTAGTTCGGCTAATAGTAGTTCCTGGAATTCGGCACCTTTATTGTACTGAACAGCGATATCATACCAGGATGGATTAGGGCCTCTGTTCACTCTCATGGTGATGCCACCTACTCGTTTGATGGCTGACAACTCATTCTTGAATCTACAGTCAGTAATCACTATATCATCTTGAGCGGTTCTAAGTTTGTTTTCCACTGACGCTATCCAAAGATCATCATGAAAATGATTTCTGAGTACATCAGTGCCCCATTGTTGAAGTATATGTCGTGGTGTCAGATTAGGCATGTTCAGTCGTTCTGCCCACCATGGATCAACTTGTTCACGCCACTCTCGGCTGCTTTTTGTACTGCCCTCCAACATCTCTCTGTCCCAACCGAATACTGATGAAACGGCATCCTTGAGTGACGATGCGAAGCTCAGTCGTTTGAATCCGTGAAATGTACAAAGATAGTCAGCAATCGTGTCCTTACCACTGCCTATTAGTCCTGCCACGGCTATTATTCTTCCCATAAAAACTCCTTATAAACTATTATACTCTAAAGTATACGTTTGTAAATAGGAAGTTTATCCAATTACCCAAGTTAGAGGTTGACCGCCAGTAGTATAATTCTTGAGTTCAATTAAGAGGTCTTCAAACATTTTGTTGCCCTCTGTCTTCATGGCGGTTCCATTGAGTGAAGTGCCGCCGCCTGGTCCAGCGATTGTCCCAAACTTTTCACGGGCTTCGCCCACGATAAGTTTACATTGAGCCAGTGTCCATGAACTGATCCAGTTAGCAATGAACATATCCTGTAGTAACATAATCTCTGGCTTCAAGTTGTCTGTCCATAGAAGAATCTGTTCACCACTGCCTTTGAAGTCACGAACGAATCTGATTTCTTTGGTCACTGGATTGAATGTATAGATAACATAACCACCAAACATTCTAGCGGCAAGTTCAATGTAACCGGCATATAGATCATATGTTGCCAGACCGCCAGAATGGTTGTAATTCAGCAAGTAGGTGTTCATGATGGCACTACTGAACGGGTCAAATGCGGTTGAACCAGGGCCAGTTTCTAAACCTATTGTTCTACGAAACGCTTGTTTGACTGAAATTACTTCTTGGGGTAGGATGTACGAGTTCTGATTCTTTTCAACGGTTAGGACGTTGTATGATTCTTCATAGGCATTTGCCGAGCGTTGTCTATAGGTAGCTACGGCATACTGATAGCTAGCCTCGTAGTGTTCTGGGTCAAGTTCAATGTCAATGATGCCTCCGCCTAAGCGTAGTTCAATGTTCTTGAACATTTTCTGTTTCATCTCATCTAAATTTGCCATAAAAAAAATACCCTAGTGTTAGTAGGGTATTTATCTGTTTAGAAGAATCGTCTGATGAACTTAGGCAATCTTGGAACTTTGATTGCCGGTAACTTATGGAGTCCTGTTGTATTCTTAGTGATCAAAGATTTCATCTCTAAGAGGTCTTTGTCTAAGTGATCAGGGTCACCATCATGAATTGCCCGTCTCATTGAACTAGAAATGTCTAATTCAATTGAGTAACCACTGTCAGCATGGTAGATGAGTTTACTCACAGGTCGCCTGCCTTACGGTTCTCCGAGTAGTGAGCGTCGAACTTACCACCTGGATAGCGGGACTCCAACTTCTTGACGTTCTCGGCGATAACATCGTTAGGTTCTAGACCGAGCGCTCTCACCGCATTAATCCAGTACCACATTACGTCCCCTAATTCCCTCTTCATGTGGTGGACATTGTCGTGGGTCAGTGGTTTGCCTTGAAACAGTATTTTTTTTGGAATCTCAATGAACTCACCACTCTCTGCCGCTAGTCCGAAGCAGGCAGTGATTAGGAGTGGGACATTGATGTCGGGGCCATGTTCCATTACTCCAGTTTCAGCATTGAGTTCATAGTTGGCATCAAGTTGATCCATTCTGTCCATGAACGCTGTGAGGTCATTACTGGCTTCACTAGTAACGGCTTCTACGAAGTCTTGATATTTTGTTAGATCGATTTGCTTTGTCATTTAGTTTCCTTGTTATTACCATGCCTTCAAGATGATCATTTCATCATTGAATCGGCCGTTTGGTGTTGTTGATACCGCTTTGATATCGTTGAAGAACTTACGAGCGGCTGGTTTACTGCCCATAATCTCTTTGAGTTGTTCTGCCGGTTTACGAAGGGTCTTGATTTCGCTCTTGGCGTTGTCAAACCCCAACAGAGTATTACCTTTGACAGTGAATGTCTTAGAGTATTCGTCGGCGAGGTAGTGATGAAGTTTACGCTTACCTGAGTCATACACCCAGGCTTCACTGGCGCCGTGAAGTTTGGTAGGCGAGATACTTTCAAGTTTGAGTTTAGTAGCGGCGTCCTCAAATTTCTTGAGGAACTTGAGTTTTGCCACAATCTTCTCAACTGGAACTGCCTTACGGGCACGAGGTTTCGCTGTTGCCTTCTTGACGGTAGAGTAGCTATTCAAGTCCTTGATGATTGCTTCACAGAACTTGATGATTTGTTTGATTTGAGTCTTGGTATAATGACCATAAGCCTCTTGAAGTTGCTTGTCCTTAGTGTCCAAGACTTCAGTGAACTCTTTTACCTTCTTTTGCCATACTTCAACTAGCATAGAGATATGCTGAGGCAGAATATTACGCTCTGATAACACGCCAATCACTCGGC